ACCAAATGTGAAATGGATAGAAGGAGATTCATCATAATGCCCATCTCTATATTGGAGTGCCCATTTATGAGGACAACTATGAAACATAGAGATCTGGGAATAGGAGATTACCTTATGGTAAGCATAATTTACCTCAGGTAATTGTTTGGTTTTAATCTCGTTTAGTATCTGCGGCTGTATTTTTTTCGCCATATAGTTTTTCTATTTTTTCTAAATAGATGATAGCATCCATTAGTTCTTGTTTCATATGAGTAATCCATTCTTGAAATGATAAATCATTTCGGTCCATGTTTACACCATATTTAGTTTCACCTGTTTCTGCTCGGGTTGTAAATTGATTTATTATTGATTTTACTATACTATCCATTATTTAAACATTTTAACTATTTCTTTATCTTGATAACCTGCTTTGTAAAGTATATCTTCCAAATCAGAATTATCTAATACTATTACAGTGTTAGCAGCTTCACGGGTAGAACACTCATAAATTTTAGCTATAGCTTCTACAAGATCAGAGGTAGGTTGTTTCATACTTGATTTAACATATTTAAGCCAAACATTTTGTTTAGGGAGTAAACCACAATATACTTTATAATATTTTTCCTTATCAGTATAAGGAATAGTTTGAACATAATTAACTAATTCAATAAAAGGTTGATGCATTGATAGGAAACGATTAACCATATACGGATTAAAGGATTCCCTCTCTTTATCAGAGAAGGAATCCCAATCACGTTTACTACCTGTCAACTCTTTTAACCAATCAAATAGTGTCATATTCTTCTCTCAAGTCAAGTGGAAGAGATTCTTTCAAAATCTTACCAGTTGAACTATCATAAAATACAGGAATAGGGAGAATAGCGTCTTCAGCACTATTAGTAATAAAACGAGATACTCGTCTTAGAACTACTCCTTGTTTCCAAATATCACTTCCATTTTCAGTTTGGATAGCTGTGGTGTTTTTCAACTCAATTTGAGGTTGAGTATTAGTTGTTTCTGATTTCTTCATATTCTATGTCTTTAATTTCGTTACAAAAATAATATATATCTTCTTTTTTTAATACTGTATCACAGTACCAATATTCTTTTAGGGTGTTAGGTTCTAATTTTTCAAACTCTCTTATCGTACGATATAAAAGAAATTTTCGATCTCCAAACTCTATTATCTCTCTCATAAAACTTTTTTACCTGTAAGGGTTAATAATTTAGCTATACAAGCCATAACATTTATTTCTTTATCAATTCTGAAGTTAGCGTGGTAAAGATATTCTTCAATAATAATTATAGCTTCAGCATCTCTTATAGTATATTCATCTATTCTCTCATAAAGTGCCTTATATAGGGCTTCAAAATCATCTACATTAGAATCAGCAATTATTTGTCTAATTTGTTTGAAAGATTTATTATTAGGTAATAGCTCAATAATTTGATCAATATAATTACTTGATACTAAAGTTTGAGAATCAACAACTAACTCACCTTTTTTAGATGACATTTGACAGATGTTCAACATCTTTCGAACATCTGGGTATTGTTTTTTAACAATGTTAACTACACTATCCGTGTCATAATTAACATTCTCTTGACTTAAAACTTTACAAAGATGTCTGGCTACATCAGCTTTACTAGGAGGTATAATTTTAAGTGTCTGGCAACGAGATTGAAGTGGGTCAATAATACGTTCTATATAGTTACAGGTAAGAATAAACCGAGTACTTTTAGAAAATGTTTCAATAACATTTCGAAGTGAAGCTTGAGCTTGAATAGTCAAAAAATCAGCCTCATCTAAAATAACTACTTTAAGTGGTTTAAAAGACATTGTACTGGCAAACCCTGATACTTTGTCTCTGATAGTTTCAATTCCTCTTTCATCTGAAGCATTAATGTAGATGAAATCACAATTAATATTCTTAACTAAAAGTTTAGCTAAGGTTGTCTTACCTGTACCAGCGGGTCCATAGAAAATTAGATTTTGTATATCATTCTGTTCAATATACTTGGAAATAGTTTCTTTTAAATTTTCATTTCCAACATAATTTTCTAAAATATCAGGACGATATTTTTCAACCCAAAGTGTATTATTGATAGCCATCTCCGTAGAAGTCAAATGTTTTGATTGGTTCAGGTTTAATTTCTATTTCTACTCTATCTACAGAATATAAAGCACCTCCTAAAGGATCAAGATAAAATGCTTTATTAAATTTAGTTTGTTGAAAATATTTTTCTAATGCTTCTGTTAGAGAAGAAATTACAATATTAGGCTCATTAATGAGAGCCCACCTGTCACCAGGTGGTACTCTCTTAGCAATGAGCTGTTTTTGTTCAACAGTTTCGAATTCAGACATCACCTAAATTTAAAACATTCCAGGCATTCCTCCAAGTGACTCTTCACTCTTTTCTTTTGGTTTCTCAACCATAGTACATTCAGTTAACAAAATAGTACCAGCAATAGAAACAGCGTTTTCAAGAGCACATCTTGTAACCTTAGTTGGATCAATAATACCAGCTTCAAAGAAATCAATAAATTCAGAAGCTTTAATATTATAACCTACATTTTTATCTTCTTGATCTAAAATAGAATATTTAATAGAATGTACTTCATCTTCCAATCCAGCATTAATAAGAATTTGTTCAAATGGTTTCTGGAGAATTGATTGCATAATTTTACAGCCTAATTCTTCATCATAATTTTTAGTTTCACAAACTGTATTATACGCTGAGTGTAATAAAGCTAATCCACCTCCAGGGACAATACCTTCTTCAATAGCGGCTTTAGTAGCTTGAAGAGCATCATCAACACGATCTTTTTTCTCTTTCATCTCAGTTTCAGTGTTTCCACCTACATGAATGACAGCTACACCACCAACCAATTTAGCTAAACGTTCTTGGAGCTTTTCAGTTTCAAATGGTGAAGTTGAATTTTCAATTTGGTTTTGGAGTGAAGTACATAATTCTTTAATTGTATCAGCATCTCCAGCTCCATCTACAATAGTTGTAGTTTCTTTAGTAACAGTGACTGTACGACATTCACCTAACCAATTCAAATCAAACTTTTCCAATTTCATACCTTTGTCCTTATCAACTACTTGACCACCAGTTAATGTAGCCATATCATTCATAAGCAAAGTACGACGATCACCAAAGTCAGGAGCTTTAACAGCACATACATTCAAAATACCTCTCATTTTGTTAACAATAAGAGTAGCGAGTGCTTCACCATCAATATCTTCAGCTACAATCAAAAGTGGTTTGCTTTGCGAAGACATATTTTCCAACAATGGAAGCAAATCTTTAATTTGAGTCAATCGACCATTGTAGAATAGGATAGATGGATTTCTGAGTGTGCAACTCATATCATCATTATTAGTCACAAAATAAGGTGATTTGTAACCACGATCAAATTGAAGACCTTCTACTGTTTCAAGATAAGTTTCACCTGTACGAGATTCTTCAATTGTGACAATACCTTCTCTACCTACTTTATTAATAGCAGTAGCAATCAATTCTCCTACTTCTTCATCATTGTTAGCTGAGATAGTAGCTACTTGGCGAAGTTGGTCTTCACTAGAGATGTCTTGAGACATTTTACGAAGTGTTTCAACGTGTGCTTTGGTACACTTATCAAGACCTCGTTTGATATCTACAATATTATGCCCCTTATCACTATAACGAGAAGCGGCGTCTACAATTTCACGAGCTAATAAAGTAGAAGTAGTTGTACCATCTCCAGCTTGTTCAGCTGTTTTAATAGCTGCTTGCTTAAGCATTTGAGCGCCCATATTTTGAATTGGGTCTTCAAGCTCAACAGCTTTAGCTACAGTAACACCATCTTTAGTGCTTTGAGGAACACCATGTACATTTTGAATAACAACATTTCGACCATTAGGTCCTAAAGTAGTTACAACAGCATCTGCTAACTGTTGTATTCCTAGTGCTAGATTCTTTCTAGCTTCATCTCCATAATTTATAATTTTTGCCATAACTTTTATTTATCAAAAAGGTAATTCTTCATTATCTGCTGTTTCAATATAACGATTAGTTTCAACAGCTAAAACTTCATTTTCTCTAAGGACAAGATAATCAACTCCTTTATATTGGATTTTAGTAGGTCCCATTTGAGGCATATAAACTATATCTCCAGGTTGGACAGTAGTTGGAATCAAAACTCCATCACTGGTGTAAAAACCAGGTCCTACAACATATACTTCTCCTTTAATAGAAGTTTCTTTTCCCATATCAGGAACAATAATACTACCATAAGTAGATTCTTCAGACTCAATAGGTTTTACAATAATCAAATTGTATAACGCTTGTAAATTACTAATAATCATTTTATTTTTAGATTTTCAAATTTAACATAGATTTCATTTAATTCTTTAACATAACTTTCTAAACTTTCCCTATTTTTATCTTTAACCATATCACCAGCCATAGCTGTTAGAGCTTGAGCCATAGTAGAATAATGTCCTACTACACTAGTGTATTTTTTCTTTTCTTCTTTAGATACTTTTGTCTTATAGACTGAGTAATTGTAATCATCTACTTGGATAAAATGGTCACCAAATAGAGGGTCATTTATAACTTTCATTGCTTAAATATAATAAAAAAACTTTAAAAAGCCAAACTTTTTAATTTATTAAAGCCCAAGTTTTTTTACTAAAACTTCTTTAATATAATTTTTAATTTCAAATACATCATCAATTCCTCTATAATATCCCATACCAACATTAGCTATAGGATATACAGCGAAATAATAACCAGATTTTTTACTTTTAACTACAATTAAAGTACTGGTTATCATTCGACCAAAAGGTGTTTCTTGGGCCTTAATAGTAGCTCCTTCTCGGGTTTGGAGACTTTTTTTTAGGTTTCCTTTAAAAACAGGTTTAAATAAGTCATTAAAAACTTTTAATAAATTATTATCAATAGGTGCTCTACCTCTTCTTTGTTGAAGTAAAGCCATAGCTAAATATTCAGAAACTAAAATTTTATAAATTTTATCATCTTGAGACACTATTTTTATATGCGGACCATTTTTTTCTTTATTTAGTTGATCTATAGCAGGTTTATCAACAAAAATAAAACGAGGCACTCTAGCATCTTCACTGCCTCCTTCAGGAGCTCTAAAGGGATGCTCACCACTTTTATTTGAAATATTAACGGGGAGTTGTATAGGCATTTTAAGTAAAATTATTTAATAATTCCAGCTCTACGCTGCCACTGACGCTTAATCCACTCATTCATTGTATTACTATCAGCATCAGTTGGAAAGTCAGTTACATTAAATTCAAATTTAATAACAGGATACCAACTTCTTTCACCTGGTTCTTCATCATAGTAATTGGTGTTTTGTGTAACTTCAAAACCTTTATCTTTTACCCATTTTAAAGCCTCATTCCAGTCTTCATCTGGGAGTTCGTTTCTATAGGTAAATGAAACCTGACCAAATCCTTTACCTTTTAAAGGATCACTATCTGGTCTATCACCAGAATATACTCCTAAACTAACATTTGGTCTAAAATCTCCAAACATACGGTCAAGTTCTTGTTTAAATTCTTTTTCTTTAGAACGGTATTCACCATATTCATTTATTTGATCTTTTGGCTTCATTTCTGTCATGTTGATAAATATTAGTAGTCTGCTTTTCTTACAACAAAGTATGTAGTTTTTGTATTTTCTTCTTTAAAATCAAATTCTAATTTAAGTAATCCTTCTTGGGTGAATTTAATTGATGTAGAAGACGCACCTTTATTATTATGGAATATTTCTCTCAACATATTAGAATTGAATGGTATTTTATGTCCTTCAACAATAGAATGTTGAGCTTCAACAGTGAATGTAATTCTGTTTGAAAATTCCATTTTCTCTCCAAAAATAAACTCTAAAATAGGATTATCATGAATACTTTCAGTTGCTTTAAGAGTAACTAATTCATTATTAGGTATAGCTGAGGCTGCTTTAGTAAAGGCTAAAACATCATTAGGTTCCATAGTAGCTGATATATCATATTTGTCTGGTTCGTTTATAGTACCAGGTGATTGAATCATTAATGGATCTGCTAATGAATATTCAACTGTAAAACTAACATCTTGAAGAGTTAATTTAGTGTATACTTTATTAGTTTTAATTGGAGATATTAGTAATTGACCTGAGGTAACACCTAATAGTTTGTTTAATTGGGTAGTGTTAAATATAGCTAATTCACAATCTTCAATAGGAAATTCATTACATTCAAGTTCTCCAATCATATCTTTATTTGGAGACATAAAGGCTATATTTAATGTATTATTTTGTATTTCCCACTTAACAGATTCAATTAAACCCCCAAGATAATACCTTGAGATAATTGATTGGAGATGATTTTTTTCTATCATTAGAAATTAAAAAATTTATTTTTATATGGATTCAAATTTAAATTCCAACCTAAATCATTATAGAATCCTTCTAATTTTGTTTGTAAAATGGTTTCAAATGATTTTTTACGGTCAGCATAATCATCCATAAATTTACGTATCTTATCTGGGAGATCAAAGTCTAAGAATGCAAGTGTTTCTATTTTATAAGGATTGTCTTTTAAATAAACCCATTTGATTTTATCACCTTGTACTATGTAACTGTGTTGTTTGTCTAATTTCCAAAATCTAATTAGATCATTATAACGAACAGCAGCTTTTACGTTAGCAGGAGCACCTTTAACTAACTCAGTTAATATTTCACTTGGTTTAGGTTTTCGAGTTACATAGTCATTTAATGTTTTAACTGAGGTTGGATTGCCTAGTAATGTAATGTCAGTATCAAGTGACATCATTCTTTCTTGAAATTCAAGGATTTGTTTATCAATTTCACTCTGTTTAACTCCTTTTAGTACTTGTTTAAGAACACTATCAAAAAACTTTCCAAACACAGGAGGAAAATTAGCTTTCTTAAATTCAAGTCCTTTAATATCAAGTGATTCTTTAGATATACCTTCTTGTTTAGTAATCCATTGAGCATATCTACGAGTAGCTCTAAAATAAGCAGAACGAATAACACATTCTGTTTTCATTTCAAATCTATGAGTAGGTACATTGAAACATTCTTTAGCTAAAGTATTATAATATTCAGTAATAATGTCTTGGTATTTTAGAGCTATCTGTTCAAGTAAATTATCTTTTTCTTCATCACTTTTTTCTTCAAAGTCAGGATAAAGATATTTTAATAAAGGTTCAGCATTAAAATAATTGGAGTCTGTATCAACATATGCACAAAAATTATAATCACCTTCATCACATATCCACCACGGTGTTTCTTCTAAATGTATCATAATATTACTTCACCTTTAATTACTTTATTCATATGGCGGTTAGCACATAAAGCGCTTTCTTGGATAATTCTTTGACCACTTAGAGTAATAGATTCACTCAGAATAACACTACCATATCTAAAACTACCAAGAGCAGTCGCGCCATATAAACTATTTAACAAAATTTTCATTGTATGTTGTCTTTGGTGCCAAAATGCCCCTTTTTCTTTATCACCAGCTTTATAAGCTTTTTTCATATAACCTTTATACTCTACCCTTTCATCAAACCACTTAGCCAAAATTGTTGATAAAACTGATTGTTTGTCTGTTCTATACATCACACCATTAGCAGAAATGGCTAAATTATTTTCTATAATAAGTTGGGTTAATTTACTTACTTTAATATAAGTTTGCTTACGATTAGCATTTTCAATAAGTAGTTCTTCATTAGGATTTCTTGTTTTTAAATCATTTAATCCTAATCTATTATTTCTATCATCATTGTCTATAATACGAGCTACAAATGTCTCTTTACCAATATTAAGGGACATAATGATAGAAGGATATAGTGAAGTCAAATCCTCATCAAACATATACTTATACAAACCTGCAGCAGGGCAAAACAAATAACCTCCAGCATAATTCTTTTTAGTAATAGGATTTCTATCTTTAGCTGGTGGTATAATATTTTGGTCTAATAGATAAGCTGAGATAGCGCCATCTTGGGTTTTAGTGTTAGCATATACCTCACCATAGTTGTGTTTACCCTTATGAGACAAGTTTTTAACTAACCCAACATATTCAAATTTTTCATCTAATGCTTTTAGAATCTCAACATCTCGAAAGTTGTATTGGATAAACTTTTGAATATCTGTTTCAAATAATCTATCCAAATTACCATCATATTCAACCTTACCTAACCCAACATATTTTTCTCCAATAGCGTCTAATCTCATAGATGGTTCATCTCTGAAACTAAATTTTTTATGAAGTTTCATGTAGTCAAGAGATTCAACACCAGCTATATTTAGCCATCCATCTCTATTCCATTGACTTTCATCTCTAACAATGTCAATTGGAGATAAAGCATTAGCAAATTCTTCACCTAATACATTACTAATCCTAAAATAAAGATATGGAATATCAAAATAATCACTATTCCATCCTACTAAAATATCAGGATTAATTTCTTTATATCTTTCAAGAAAAGTAGCTAGTAATTCTTCTTCAGTTCTACAAGGAACAATTTCTTTATGTCCTTTAGTATGTCTAATTTGACCTTTTTTATCTAAAATAAGAATAACCCATTTATCAGGTGTTTTATCCCACCAAGCAATAGATGTTACAGGCTTAGGAGCAGCTTGAATATATTCTTCTGTAAGCGCTCCTCCCATTTCAATCTCAATATCAAAAAATACTTCACGATGTCCTTTAGATACATCATCATTAATTCCATATTTTTCAATAAGGAATTTTTGGTATGGGGGCATATCATGAAAATGAACATTGGGAGTATTTTTATCCCAATCATAAGTTTTTTTGAGCCATTCTCCATTTAGTCCCTGATAACTAGCTTCATGTTCAGGGCATTCTATATAAGCGGGATTGCGCCAGGGGATTATTTTGTAATCATTTTCAGTCCATAAATGTATCTTATATTGGTTTTTACCAACATATTCAGCATAACATTTTTTATACATTACCAGTAATTAATTACGTTTGAGGATTCATTGGGAATCGACGCTTTTTTTTTTCACCGTATACTTCTAAAGGTTTTTCTGTTTTATCCTCGTATAATCCAGCTTCTTCAGCATCTTGTATCATATTAACTAATGCTTCTCTTTGTTCTTCTTTACCACTATTTTCCATTGTTTTTCCTGTTTTTAGTTGAGCAAAAGCAAAATTAGCTGCTATTACTAAAGATATGGCAAGAGGATCAAAAACAAAAATTATTATTAAGAGAAGATAATTTATTATCCTATCCATAGAAATTCCAGTTAGATTAGCTAAATATTTAAGAGGACCTAACTCACTAGCTAATTCACCATTAGTTTGAACATCTACAATTTGAGTTTCAATATCAAATACTAAAGTATTTAAACTATCAACTTTTTGATTGACTAAGGTTTGTCTTATTATAGCTTGGTCTAATTGTTTTTCTAAGGCTTTTCTATTGGCTGAGGAAGAGGTAATAATTAATTGGCCTGTTCTCCTATCAACACTTTGAGTAGTATTATTTGATAAGCCAGTTCTTAAATTATTAATAGAAGTATTAATAGATTCTTTTTCAGTGTTATATATAACTAATTGCTCTTTATAATTGTCTCTCTTTTTTTCTAAAAGTTCAACTTGAGCATCAATATTCCCAGCTTTATTAGCTGTTTCTTGATAGGCTGATGAAAGGAACCCATATATACCAGCTGATGTTATTAAAATCAATGTAACACAAGCTATAGTTAGATATGTTCTAAGAACTTTATTTATAACACTCCAATATTGATAAAGTAAAGAAGCTATAACAAGTTTAGATATTTCTAAAGAACTAGCCATAATAAGTACTTCAGTACTCGCTCCAGCAAATAATTTACTCAATCCAGTGACTGAATAAAAAGCAGCTGAAACTGATACTGATAAAGCACTTAAAGCTATAATTAATGGAAATATTCCTTGTTTTAGCCTATCAAACATAATTTAGTGTTGGTGATACATATCAATATAAACTTGAGATGGATTAGCTCCTACCTTAGAAGCTAAAACATCACCATCCTCATCTATTAATAGAACAGTTGGGATATTTCTAATGTTATATTGTTGAGCTAAAAGTTGATTAGTGTCAACATCAATCTTTCTAACTGGGTATTGGGAGGAAAGCTGTTCCATAACAGGCCCCAATTGACGGCATGGCCCGCACCATGCAGCACTAAAATAAAGAAACTTTTTCATTAGACTAATTCTTCTACAATACCAAGAGCTTCACTAAGAATAAGAAGCCCCATAGCAACTATAACATTAAATGGAATAAAACAATAACCTAAAATTCTAACTCCAGATTTAATAAATGAAATTTTTTGATGTTTGTCTGGGTTAGGGATAGATTTAAGGTTAGCCTTACGAATTTGTTTTTTGTAACTCATTTTGAGTGAAAAATTGGTTTAAATTTGGTTTAAAGTAGTTAATATTTTTCATAACTTTCCGGTCTGATGATCGGTAAACAATATACCTATCACCAACCCTTTCATAATGGCATGGCTCATTCTGTTCAATGGACCTTTGCTCGACGGTTTTTTGAGCTTCCTCTTCGCTTGAACAAGCTTTTGATAAGTTCGATCTTTGAACTTCTTGATAGGCATCCCAAATTTTATCCTTAAGACCGTGTAACATAACTCCGTTCCCCAAGGAAACATAAGTAATATCACACAAAGCGTCCAAAACACCGATGAT